CCGCCCACCCCTATCATGGAAACAGTGATGTGGTCAGTTCCCAACTTCACCCCTCGACAATCAGTCGTAAGACACGACCCTTCAAGACCGTGCCCAAGCACCGTGTTTCTAACACCGTACTTGACCAAGCGGCGGAAATCACCAAGGCTCGGCGCAATCGCGCTGGGCCGCTCATACGCCACTATCGCTCCCAGTTAATTCCTCAATTTCAACAGCAAGCGCCTTAGCTTCTTTCTCAAGCTTCTCAATTTCCGAAGTGAGCACCAGCTTCTGCTGCTCAGCGACATCATCAAGCAGCCCGGGACGGGCTTTGCACTGCTTCATCAGCTCGTACTCTGCGCTCTCGCGCAGGCGTTCCAATGCCTCGATTCTCTCAACGATTTGCATCTCGATAGCACGATAAAGCTTTAACAGGTCCTCATGGGCATCGCCATTCGAGATGTTGATCTTACCCCATTCCTTCTTTGCGATGTAACCGTCGGGGTCGTTTGCAATCTCGCGTAGAACGTCGATATCTCCCTTGTCACGAGCCTCATTGATAGCTTGAATCAGTTTGTCATAGGTCGCCTGCTTTTCTGGGTCATTCTGGAAAAGGTCGGGATGATAGAGCCTGACAAGCTTTTTCCAAAATTGCTTGATCTCTGCCTTCTGTTCATCCGTGAGATTAGCCTTGTCGCTGGTGAAGCGATCCGCGTCAGCATATTCTCTATCAGAGGCATCTTGGGCGTTCTTGTATTCGGCAGAGACACGCTCCGCCTCCTCATCGCCACTACCGATTAGCGTATCCCGGAACAGCCGCCGATAACTTACGATCAGCTTGAGGTTGTCGCGGCGTTGATACTGCTGTCTCACCAGCCTGAAGAGTGCGGCGTTAACGGCATCGACGCTTGATTTTTCGTCTGTAAATTCTGCCTCCAGCTTTGCCAGCCGAGCGCGGGAGTGGCCGATCAGTTCCTGCAGTCTTTCACGCGAATGATCGACCAAGAGAGCGATTTCGCGCTGCCCGGAAACCGCTTGGGCATCATCTGATTTATCAGGTGCGGGAAAAGGCCACTGGCTATGGCCATGCTCGGGAAAGCGGTTGGGTTCGGAAAGCCTACCCAAATACCAATGGCCCATGCGGGCAGATCGCTCATTTGTGGACGTAGACAGCCACTCGAGCCACTGCCGGAATTCTCCATCTGTCAGCGCATCAGTGTAGTCGCGACCTTTGTGCTTTCCGAACGTAAGCCGGGACGGAAACCACTCGTCCTCGGTAAACTGCTTCAGGTGTTGCCACTCCGTAAGCCCCTGTTTTAAGGCAATCGGCCGCAGTACATTCCGCAGCAAGTCAATGGTTGTCTCAACGTCGCCCATCGCAGTGTGCGCACCTCGCTCAGGCAGGCGGTAATACTGTCGCAGCGTCTGAAGCTTGCAATTGCCGGCAGGTACCGGATCGAGCAGCCGTTGGGCAAGCCTGAGGGCACAAAAGCCTCGTGCCCCAACAGGCGGAACCCCAAAACGTTGCCACTCCGGTACGAGCACCTGATCAAGGTCGAACGACAGATTGAAGGAAACCAAAGAGCTGTCACCAACATAGTCGGCAAAGGCACGATATACGGTAAGCGGCTGCTCGCCATCGCGTTCAAGTATTTCTCGCGTGTAGCCGTTCACCCGTGATGCCTCAGGGGAAATTTCAGCGTTCTGGTTTAAGAGAAAGCGAAAGGGTAACCCAACTGGCTCCCACCCCCGCATACGCTGCGCGGCCAATTCAACGACTGCTATCGGGGGTAGGAGGCCGTTGGTTTCGGTATCAAGCATGATCCATTCAGACTGCTTCACCGACGGCTCCGTAAAATCTGATCATCACGCTTATGAACCGTCACACTTGCATCGTGCTTTATGTAGAGGTCTGATGTTTCGCATCTACGGATGTCTATGTCGGTCAACCGATTGTCGGTGCAGATTAGCGACGTAAGGCTGGGTACATTTGAAAGGTCGAGTTCGGTCAATTGGTTTCGACCGCAATTAATTTCGGTGAGATTCGGCGCTTGCGAAAGGTCGAGTTCGGTCAATTGGTTTCCACTGCACTCGAGCTTGGTGAGATTCGGCGCTTGCGAAAGGTCAAGTTTGATCAGTTTGTTATTGAAACAATGAAGTCGAGTGAGATTCGGCGCTTGAGAAAGATCGATATACGTCAAGTAGTTGTTATTGCAGACGAGGAAGTGGAGATTTGAGAGTTTTGGGAGTTCAAGTTTGTAAATCTGGCTTCTATGTAAGCCAAGAAATTTTAGGTTTTTGACATGCGTCAGGTGCGTTTCATTTAGGTGGTTCCAATTGCAATTGTATAAATTAAGTGATTTTAGATTTGGCACATGCGAGAGATTCATTTGAGTTAGTTGTTTCCAATCGCAACTGAGATCAGTTAGATTTGGAACATCTGAGAGGTCAAAATCGGCTATCTCATTTCCACATAGCTTAAGCGACATTAGGTTTGGGACGTGTGAAAGCTCGAGCTTGGATAGCCGGTTCGAACTGCAGTCAAGCTGAGTGAGGTTGGGCACGCGCGAAAGGTCCAGTTTGGATAGCTGATTCGAACTGCAGTCAAGCTGGGTGAGGTTGGGCACGCGCGAAAGGTCGAGTTCGGTCAGTTGGCCACAGCTGCAGCCAAGATCGGTTAGTTTTGGAACATTGGTGAGATCTAAAAAAGTGAGTTCACTTCCCCACGAAAAAATTAATCGTTGTAAATTTGGAACATAAGTCAAGTCAAATTCTTTAAAAGTAAATTCAAAAACTACTTCAATTATGTCTCCATTAAATAACAAATTCAAATTTGAATCATTTACATCTTTTAATTGAAAAAGATCTTCTGTTGAAATATTGCGTCCATTTGATGGAATGTTATTTGATACCGCATTAATCTGCTGAAGCCAGATCAAAATCTGACGATACGACTGCTCGTTGAAATCGTAATCACCTATGCGATGCATTTTCTTCACGAAGGTCGAGATGTGCGAGGTGGCATCGCTAGCGACCCTTGACAATAGCGCTCCCCCCGAGCGAACGGCATCAACCTCAGCGCCTTTCGGCTGCAATGCGGGCAGGTTGGATGTCTTTTCGGTCAAGAGGTGTGTCCGTCGTCAGAACATTTGGCGCGGCTCACAGCCTAGATTAGCGGAGAGCGGGCTTCGCCTTGGGGTTGATCTTAGGCGGCGAGCTTGCGGCTTTGCAAGCGCCTCATTCCAGGCCAAACACAACACTAGCTTGCTCAGCCCACAGCAGGCTGGCAGTCTCCGCCAACTCCTTGACCGAAACGACTGGCGACACGCGTGCAATCAGCAGCTTCTCCATCACGGCCGGCGCCAAATAGGCCAGTTTCAGCATGCGGCCGACATAAGGAGACGTGACATTTTCGGCGTTGGCGATGTCGGACACGGTTGCGACAGCCCCGCTCTCCAGCTTGCGCCGCCAGCTCCACGCCTTGGCGATGGCTTTCAGCACATGCGGGTCGACGCCGCCGGTGTCCGGCGCGATGTCGACCGGTGGCATGATCTTTGGTCGTCCGTTGCGCTTGCGGATGGTGAGCGGGATGAACACCGTCATTGATGCAGGGGCTTGGCTCATGCGGCCTGCTCCAGTTGGCGGGGCGCAAGCATGTCGCGGATGATGGACCCGAGCCCCTCGGTGCGCAGGTCGACCGTCAGACCCTGCGGGCTTACCGTGACGCGGTTGATAAGGATGCGCGCAATCCTTGCCTGTTCTGAAGGGAACAAAGATTCCCAAAGGTTGTCGAAGTTTGCCAGCGCGGTGACGACGTCGCTCTCGTCGGCCAGAGGGTCCTTGGCTTTTGCTGATGCGACCGCACGGGTCACGACCTCTGGGGTGCGCAGTAGCTCGCGGATTTGCTGCATGACGGTATTCTCCACCATCCCTGCATTCAGTCGGACAAAGCCATCGGTGCCTTCACCGGCGCGGTTCCGGATTGCATCCATCGACGTGTAATAGCGATAATGGCGGCTGCCTTTCTTGGTGGCGGTCGGTGTCATGGCCACGCCGCTGTCGGTAAACATCAGCCCCTTGAGCAGTGCTGGGGTCTGGGCTCGAGTGTTCGCCGCGCGCTGCCTTGGGCTTTCCTGTAAAATGGCATGCACCTGATCCCAGAGGGGTTGGTCAATAATTGCTTGGTGCTCACCGGGATAGCTTGTGCCCTTGTGGACCGCTTCGCCGAGATAGAGCCGGTTGCGGAAGAGCTTGTACAAGAACCCCTTGTCGACCGGCTTGCCGCGCTTGTTGAGAACGTGGTTTGCCACCAGTTCGCGCGTCAGCGTTGTGGCCGAGCCCAGTTCGACAAACCGTCGGAACATGTGTCGGACCGTCGCTGCCTCAGCCTCGTTGATCACCAGCTTGCGGCTCACGACATCATAACCCATCGGCACGAACCCGCCCATCCACATGCCCTTGGCGCGGCTGGCGGCAAACTTGTCGCGGATGCGCTCGCCGGTGACCTCGCGCTCGAACTGGGCGAACGACAGCAGGATGTTCAACGTCAGGCGACCCATGGAGGTGGTGGTGTTGAACGACTGGGTGATCGAGATGAACGTCACCCCATGCTTGTCGAACACCTCGACCAACCGCGAGAAATCCATCAGGGAGCGTGACAGACGGTCGATCTTGTAGACCACCACAACGTCTACCAGCCCGTCCTCGATATCCTCGATCAGGGTCTTGAGCCCCGGCCGATCAAGCGTACCGCCGGAGAAGCCGCCGTCATCGTAGCGTTCGCGCATGCAGGCCCATCCTTCCGCGCGCTGGCTGGCGACATATGCTTCGCAGGACTCACGCTGGGCATCGAGGCTGTTGAACTCCATGTCGAGCCCCTCTTCGGAGCTCTTACGAGTGTAGATGGCGCAGCGCAGGCGGCGCTTTGGTGTAGCTTCTGTCATGCCGCATCCTTCCGTTCCCGCAAGCCGAAGAAGCGGTAGCCGTTCCACTGGGTGCCGGTGATATCGCGGGCAACCGCCGACAGTGACTTGTAGCGCCGCCCCTGCCAGTCGAACCCATCTTTGATAACGGTGATCACGTGCTCGGCGCCGTCCCATTCGCGCACCAGCCGCGTGCCGATCACCGGGTTGCGCGGATCGCTGATCACGGATTTGCGGACCTTCTTGCCCTCGACCTCGTCAGCAAGGGCATCAAGCAGCTGCCGGACCGGCTTTGACGGGCCGCCCCAGGTCAGCTCCTGGATCCGGTAAGCCAGCCGTTGTTCAAGGAACGGCCGGCTGTTGTTGGGCGCCTCGCTGCTGAGCAGCTTTGCCCATTCCGCCTTCAGTTCCCTGACCGTCATGTTCTTCAAGGCGGCCAGCCTGGCCAGTACCTGCCTATTGTCATCAACCTGCATCATCGTCCTCCATTCCGGGCTCGTGCCCGGGGACGACTGACGCTCTTGGCAGGCGGGATAGCGAGTGAACTATCTCCGCTATCAGCAGATATAGAACTGGACTGTTGGCGCATGCGCAGCACGCCGGCAGCGAGGATCCGGCCCAACTCGGAGAGCCGTGCGTCGGCTGGAAGATCATCGGGCAGCGTGGCGTTCGGACCACAGAGGGAGAATTGCATAGAAGGTTCCGCATGACAGGCTGGGCGTCACGGGACGCCGCCTATGCGGATCCATCCCCTGATCAAGTGAGGGGAGGATAAGTTGGGATATATCCCACGTCAATCGATGGCGGGCTTTCAGCTTCCCGCAAAATGCAGCCCGTCAGCGCCGGCGCTGAAACAGGTTCTGGTGCGAACGAAGCACGATGCCGATGATGTTCACGCCCTCATCGCCATGATGACCCTGCTCGGGGTTGCCGATCACGATCGGTTCCTGGAACTCGGCGCGGGTTGATTCCGCGCGCAGGATGAAATTGGTCCCGTCGTGGTCGAGGCGCTTGCAGGTCATCTCGTGCAGGTCATGTCGGTCGCGCTGGACGATCACGATGTCACCCGGCTGCGGTTCCACCAGACCAAAGGAGACCCGCAGGCATTCGAGATCCGAGCCGGGCGGGATGATCTTGTCCATCGAATTGCCCTCCATCCGCAGCGCAAACCGCTCGCCGCCAGCGACCGGATTAGGCCCAACCTCAATGGAATAGCGGTCTTCCTCTGCCCAGTCTGTCTGTTCGCGCCAGACCCCGGCCGCCACTGCGCCGACGACCTCGAGATGTTGGGCTCCGCCGGTTAGGCCTACGCGCGGCATCAGGGTGGCGGTCGATGGTACCAGCTGTGAGATATCCATGCCGAGCGCCTTGGCGAGGCCAAGTACCGTTTCCAGCTGCGGGTTGGCGCTCTTGCCGCGGATGATGTCGCGCACCAGATGCGGGCTCTTTCCCGCAGAGGAAGCCAGCGATAGCGAGCGCGCATTCCACTTCGACCCGGGGCCGGTGGCGGTTTCCAGGACGGTGCGCAGATGCGCGATGTCGAAGAGAGGTTTCTCTGTCATGGCGCCTCATCTAGCACTGCGGGACAGTTCCCGCAATATGTATCCACAACGCGGGATCGGGATTGTAATGTAGGATAGGTCCCGTAATAATCGGGGCATGACATCGCACCCACTCCTCTCCGATATCGACGCATTCTTGCGGATTCATAAGCTCAGCGAGAGCGCCTTCGGCCGCCACGCAGTCAATGACTGGAAGCTGATTCGCCAGCTCAAGGCCGGCCGCCGGCTATGGCCCGACACCGAAGCGCGCGTCCGCACCTTCATGATCACCTATCAGCCGACCCCG